AGTCAGCTAGGGAGGCAACAAAAAGTGCTAACAATACTGGGACAGCACAAAAGAAAGGAGCTAATCAAAAAATATCATCAACAGAACCAGAAGTAGATAAAGGATTTCAACCAACACATTTTCATAAAGGCAACCTAAACAATAAAATACCTCTACAATATAAGAACGGAAAATGGTTTTGGCAAGAAGATGGCGTAGTTAAGCCATGGGAAGGTGATGTCAATGACAGAGGTTGGTTAGGTTCTGCAAGTGTTGATGGTGAAATAGTAAATGGCACAGAAGTACCATACGGAGACGACGAAACATTTGCTGATAGACAAGCAGCCAAACCGGCAGCACCAGCAGAACCAGGCAAAGTAGATCCTGGATTGCAACAGGCGCTAAATAAAGGCGGACAGCAGCCTGCTCCTCAGCAAAATGTAGCACAGGCTCCAGCAGCAGAACTTCCTGCAGTGAATAAAGGCGGACAGCAGCCTGCTCCACAAACTGTATCAGCACAAACAGGACAGCAGCCATCAAATGCAGGTAGTACGGAAGCTAAAAAGAATAGTGATGGAACTTATTCTCAACCTGGAAAACCAGCTCAACGATTTGGGCGCTCAAATTACAATTCTAGAACACAATTACCACTAACTCCTAATGTAGAATTTACAGGTAGGATGGGTCTTAAATTTAAAGGAAAATCCTATAGATTTGCAGGTCCAGACAAAATGCCACCAAAAACAGGCATTGATATATCAATACCTAACAAATACCAGATGATTGGTTCTGGTAATTTTAGAGGAAAAGGTCTTCCTGTAAGACTATCTGGTGGTTCGTACTATAGATTGACTTAACTTATTTTGTAATGCTGCGCTGCAGCATTACACTTGACAACTTCACTTTTTTCATATATAATAAAAATTATACACTCATTTTATAGGAGACTTATGAGTAATCGCGTATATGGCATAGACGAAAAGGCAAAACTAGAACATTTAGTAAATGAAGGAATGATTGTAATGCAAGAAGTCCAAGACTTACAAGAAGGACTACGAGATACAGTCAAAGCAGTAGCAGAGGAATTGAACATTAAACCCTCGCTCATTACAAAAGCTATCAAAATTGCACACAAAGCTGAGTGGCATAAGGTGGCAGACGAATTTGAAGATTTAGAAACTTTAGTAGCAACCGTTGGCAAGGATCATACATGAGCTATATAGATGGCATATTTGATAAAGATGCTGACATCATCCGTGTTGTAGAACGCAGAGAAGGTGAACGTGTCTATGTTGAGTATCCTATAAAATATACATTTTATGTAGAGGATCCCAAAGGCAAACATAAATCTGTCTATGGAGATCCTCTTAGTCGTATAGTGTGTAAAAGCACTAAAGATTTTAGAAAAGAGCTCGCAATATATCGAGGCACAAAAATCTTTGAGGGTGACATCAACCCTATATTCCAGTGCTTGAGCGAAAACTATCTTAATCTAGAAGCACCAAAGCTAAATGTAGCATTTTGGGATATTGAGACTGATTTTGATCCTGAGCGAGGATTTGCTCAGCCATCAGATCCATTTATGCCTATTACAGCCATTACAGTACATCTGCAATGGCTTGAAGCTCTTATTACACTTGCTATTCCGCCAAAAGGTTTATCTATTGAGAAAGCTAGAGAACAAATGGCTCAATGGGGTAAATCTGTTATGATATTTGAGACAGAGAAAGAAATGCTTGATACATTTCTTGATTTGATTGACGATGCTGATGTATTGAGCGGATGGAACTCAGAAGGATATGATATTCCTTACACTGTAAATCGTGTAAGTCGTGTGCTTAGTAAAAATGACACACGACGATTCTGTTTATGGAAGCAACTGCCAAAAAGGCGTGAGTTTGAAAAGTTTGGCAAAAAAGCTGAAACATTTGATTTAGTAGGACGAGTTCATCTAGATTCGTTGGATCTATATAGAAAATACAACTATGAGGAACGTCATAGCTACAGACTTGATGCTATTGGCGAGCTAGAGATCGGGGAAAACAAAACGGTATATGAAGGTACGCTGGACCAGCTATACAATAACGATTTTCGTACATTTATAGAATATAATCGGCAGGACGTAGCTCTGCTAGATAAACTGGACAAAAAGCTAAAATTTATCGACCTCAGTAATATTCTAGCTCATGCTAATACAGTATTACTACAGACAACTATGGGCGCTGTAGCAGTTATTGAGCAAGCTATTATTAACGAAGCACATCATCAAGGATTGCGAGTTCCAAATCGTCCAAAACGAGATGAGTCTAGCTCACAGGCTGCAGGTGCTTATGTAGCATTTCCAAAGAAAGGCTTACATAAATGGATTGGTTCAATGGACTTGAACTCTCTGTATCCTAGTGTTATTAGATCACTCAATATGGCGCCTGAAACTATTGTAGGACAGCTACGACAGGATATGACAGAAGAGATGCTTCGCGAAGCACAAGAGCTAGAGAAAAAATCTTTTGCTGGTGCTTGGGAGGGGATGTTTGGCACATTAGAATACGAAGCTGTGATGCAGAAGCGTAAAGATGTAATGATTACTATTGACTTTGAAGATGGAAAAGTTGAAGTAATGAGTGCGGCTGAAATTCATGATCTTATATTCAATTCACATACTCCATGGATGCTATCTGCTAACGGAACAATCTTTACAACAGAGTTTGAAGGCGTTATCCCAGGCATTTTGAAGCGTTGGTATACTGAACGTAAAGAACTTCAAGCTATGAAGAAAAAAGCTATTGACGCTGGAAATGAATTAGAAATTGCATTTTGGGATAAGAGACAGCTAGTAAAGAAAATTAATCTAAACTCGTTATATGGAGCTATTCTAAATTCAGGCTGTAGATTCTTTGATAAACGTATTGGGCAATCTACTACACTAACTGGCAGAGCAATTGTAAAGCATATGTCTGCCGAGGTGAACAAAACTATTACAGGAGTATATGATCACACTGGTGATGCTGTAATATATGGCGATACTGACTCTGTATATTTTTCGGCGTACAATACGCTAAAAGACGACATTGAAGATGGAAAAATCCCGTGGGACAAAGACACAGTCATCACGCTATACGATCAAGTCGCTGAGGCGGCAAATACTACATTTACAACTTTTATGCGGGACGCTTTTCATTGCCCAGCTAGCCGTTCCGATGTTATTGCTGCTGGGCGTGAGATTGTAGCAGAGTCAGGCTTATACATTACTAAGAAGCGTTATGCTGCCCTTGTATATGACTTAGAAGGAGATCGTAAGGACGTAGATGGCAAACCTGGTAAAATCAAAGCTATGGGCTTAGATTTGCGTCGATCAGATACTCCTGTCTTTATGCAAGAATTTCTGTCTGAGATTCTTATGATGGTTCTAAAAGAAGAGCCTAAAGAAGACATACTAAGTAGAATTACAAGATTTAGGCTTGAGTTCAAAGAGCGTCCAGGCTGGGAAAAAGGCTCGCCCAAGCGTGCCAATAAGATTGGACATTTTAGAGCTTTAGAAGAAGCTAAAGGCAAAGCTAACTTGCCAGGACACGTTAGAGCATCTCTAAATTGGAATACACTCAAGGTGATGAACCACGATAAATATAGTATAGACATTGTCGATGGTATGAAGGTTATTGTATGCAAACTAAAACCAAATCCATTAGGATATACTTCAGTAGCATACCCAACTGATGAGCTTAGATTACCAGATTGGTTCAAAGCATTACCATTTGATCATGAAGCTATGGAAAATGCTATTATTGATAGTAAGCTAGACAATCTTATTGGTGTTCTAAAATATGATTTGACTGATACTAGACAAGATAATACATTTAAAACATTGTTTGAGTTTGGGTGACATGAAAGAGAAAAAAGACGAGCAAAAGAAAGAAACATTGAAAGAGGTGCTAAATTCTCCTGAGATGGAGAAGGTTGCAGAACTATATGCAAAAGCTATGCATCAATATGAACGAGACGCTAATTCCTTTTGGGAAGGTATGTCTGAAGAAGATCAAGAGAAAGCCTTTTATATTGTATGTAAAAGAATCTATAATGGCGATGTAGTAAAAGGCGGCTCATATAGATATGTTCTTTATGATATATTTGGCTTTGATCCAGGAATGTATGGAATAGGTATGGATTGTGGCTATATGGATATCCACAATATGATTGGGAAAGGTTTGACATTAGATAAGATGTTAGCTGCCAAAAATATTAATGTAAAATGTTTTGATATAGAAAAATCATATAAAAAA